AGCAAAGTAACATGATCTACATTATCGGTTTCGTGATTGTCTTGGCGGTGCTCTGGCTGTGGTCTGACTACCCGAAGGACAGGAGAGAGCAATTCATGTCGGAGATGGAGCGGCGCGAAAGGAAGCGCTAGCTAATGATGGCTCTCGAGGTTTACTTCTGGCGCATTCACAAGGCATCGAAGAAGCGCGCCGCCACGACTCTGTATTGGTGGCTGGCGCTCATGCTGGCAGTAGCAAGCGAGGTATTCGGTGCCGTGGTGGAATTCTTTTGGCCGTTCGGAGCAAATAAATGAGTTACAGCGTAATCATCCCCAGTCGCAATATCGCCAACCTGACCGCGTGTGTGCGGCAGATCCGCGCGATGGGCGAGACGTGCCGGGTGATTGTGGTGTGGGACGGCGACTCTTGCGAAAACCTCCGCGAGGTTATCTTTGGCCCCGACTCGATTGCCGATGACACTCTGCGAATTTTGATCGGACAAAAGCCCTTCGTTTTCTCTCGTGCTTGCAACGACGGCATCCGCGAGACGGGCACTGACGACGTGGTGCTGATGAATGACGACGCGCTGCTGAGGAAGCCGCGCGGCTTCGAGTTACTTCAGCGCACCTTGCGAGCGCATCTTGACTACGGCGCGGTATGTCCAAGTTTCACGCACGGCTCGGTGGGCACGATCAATTTAGTTCAGCGCCGGGGTTGGCCGAACGAAATCCGCGAAGAGCGCACCATGCTCGTGTTCGCGTGTGTCTATATCCCGCGCAGCACGATCGATTACGTTGGACTGCTCGACGAGCGGTTTGGCATTAACGCTGGTGGTCCCGGTGCCCGCGGCTACGGGCTCGAAGACGACGACTACTCGCTGCGCATCCGCCAGGCTGGCCTGAAGCTAGGCGTGTACGATGGCGTGCTGGTCGACCACCTGCCAGAGTCCACGGGGCTCAAGTCCACGTTCCGGCACGATCCCGAGCACCCGCACGACGTGAGGGCGCACGAAGATCTGTTTACCAAGATTCACGGCCACTGGCCGGAAGGGCACGGATTTGCGCCAGGAAAGTCGAGGTTGCCGAAGTGAGCAAGACAATATTCGATGTCTTTCCGAATGTGGCCAGTCCTCTAATCCCAGGCTGGTTTGACCAAGCTAATCGGCTTACGCTTACCCATCTAATCTGCGAACGCGGAATAAGTTCGGTCGTCGAGGTGGGTTCTTTCCTTGGCCTCTCTGCCGTCTGGTTCGCGCAGTTCGAATCAATCAAACAGGTTCACTGCGTTGACACATGGTTCGAAGGCGCGACTTACGAGAGCGAGAACAACCTCGTCGGCACACTACGTCGCTGGGACCTGCCGCGCGATTTCTTTCCGCTATTCCGCGACAACGTGATGCGCAGCGGAGTGTGGCACAAGATCACGCCTATCAAGGGCGACTCGCACTATGTACACGGTGAGGTGCCAGTGGCGGACCTGGTGTATCTGGATGCGCGCCACGATTACGCGTCGGTGTGCCGCGACATCGAGATTTACCAGGACAAGGCGCGCGTCGTCCTGTGCGGCGACGACTACTCCGTGCGCTATGAGTCCGACGGGAAGACGCCGGCGTTTGGTGTCATCGAGGCTGTCAACAAACTGCTGCCGGAAGCGCAGCACGTCGGGCCGTTTTGGTACTGGGTGCGGCCTTGAAACACTTACCGCTCACGCCGTGGCACTACGGCGAGCCGATGGACGCGTGGCTGTACCCGCACGTGGCCGAAAAGCTCGAAGAGTTGATCCGTAAGCACGACATCCGCACGGTGCTGGAGATCGGCACGTGCTACGGCTGCTCGGCGATCTGGTTTGCGCAGCGCGTTGAGAGCGTGACGTGCATCGACACGTGGGGCGACATACCAGAGCACGGACTGATCGGCATATATGATGCCTTCGCGGACAACGTAGTGCGCGCTGGTGTGCAGCGCAAGATTTGCGCCATTAAGGGCGACTCGCATGCGCAAGAGTTGCTGGAGATGGTGGACGAAGTGGATCTGGTGTACCTCGACGGCGACCACACTTACGAAGGCGCGAAGAAAGACATCGAAATGTACGGCCAGTTCGCGCGCAAGTTGTTGTGCGGCGATGACTACGACGTCGAACTGCCGAGCGTGGCTGGTGTGATACGCGCGGTCGACGAGTGCGTGCCTGGTAGGCAGACGCACGGAAGGTTTTGGTACCTAGAAAAATGAAACTCCTGATGATCTCCAATCCCGTCACATACCGCGAAATGTGCCAAGTTATAGCCGCGAACATGGAGTTCCGCAACAAACTGACCGGGGAGAGCGGCATTAGAATGACACCGGAACAGGTTTTCAATTATTCCCCCCATGGCGAGCTGTTCAACATTCCGTTTTGGTTTTGGCAATGCATTCACGCGATGGGTGGTAGTACTTACTATTCAGATAGGATGATTGAGACATGAAACTCCTAATCACCGGCTCAGCCGGATTCATTGGTTCGTACGCGGTCAAGGCAGCAATGGCGCGCGGGTGGGAAGTCGACTCCCTGGACATCCGCGCACGACCGCCGCGCAACGCCGACGTGCGGCTGTTGACCCGCATGGAATGCGACGTGGTGCTGCACCTCGCGGCGTACAGCAGCAACGCGGGCTTCGCCTGGACGCTGGCCGACAACTACGCGTGCAACGTGATGGGCACGTGGAACGTGCTGCGACTCGCCGCGCAGTCCGGTGCCCGCCTGGTGTACGCCAGCAGCAGCTCGGTGTACGGGACTTGTGCAATGGGAAGAGACGCAATGAACTCTCCTGTGCAGTGGGAAGGCCAAGGATTGTGGCCTAGCGCCAGCCATTACGGAAGATCGAAACTCATGACCGAACTAATGGCGGCGAGCTTCACGAACACCCTCGGGCTGCGCATCTTCAACGCGTACGGCCCCGGCGACGAACTCAAACCGCCCGGTAAGCAAGCGCCGCCCACATGGATGCGCATCGCGAAAGAGCGCGGCGAGCCAATCGTGATCTACGGCGACGGCACGCAGGCCAAGGACTTTATCCACGTGTCGGATGTGGTCGAGTGCATCATGCGGCTGATCGAGTCGGACGCTACCGGCATCGTCAACGTGGGCACGGGCGCGGCGACGAGTTTCAACGATCTGGCGCGCATTGTCGGCAGGTGGCCGAGCACTGATATCGCGGAGATGGCCGGGAATATTGAATATCGCCCGATCCCAGACCCGGCGAGTTATCAGCATTTCACGCGAGCGGACTGCACGCGGCTGCTGTCGATCATCGGGCCGTACGAGTTCAAGAGCATTGAGGAGGGCTTGGCGCTGTGACGGAATTTCAGACCAGAGTACACTTGGCGGGACAGCCCACAGGGCCTATTCAGAAATGCGCGCGGTGCGGCGTCACGTTGATCGATTACCGAAACTCCGCAGGCATGGGCGAATGGTCTCCGTCTTGGTGGGCTGTTGGGGCATTCATTGGGGTCACAGAGCGCGCAGACGGCGGCGTGTGCAATCCGACCGGATACGCGGTGCTCGCGATGGATGCCAGTGCTATTGATGAGATCCGTTGTGATGGAGTGCCGCAGTGAAGATACAAGCGTTTCTTCCCTGCTACCAGGAAGCCGACATCCTCCCGCACGCGCTGCGACACCTGCATCAGCAGGGCTGCGCGGTGCACGTGATCGACGGGTGGAGCACAGATAACAGCTACGAAATAGCGATGCAATTCGGCACCGTCGAGCGCTTCCCCGCGTCCGTGCCCGATCCAATCCAAAACTGCACCGCGATCCTGAAGCGCATTGAGGATCTGGCCGCGGAGTCCGACGCCGATTGGATTCTCTACACAGACGCGGATGAGTGGCGGCGCAGTTACTTTGACTGGGAGACTCTCGGGCAAGCCGTCGCACGCGTGCAATCTTCAGGTTTCAACGCCATCGACTTCCGCGTGTTCCAGTTCTACTGCGTCGGTCCAATGTGGGATGGACGCGCGGATTCAGAAAACCCAGAGCGTTACTTTCGCTACTACGACGAGGCCGACTGCATCTCGCGAATCCCCAACCGCAAGCTCTGGAAGAACGTGGGTCGCGTGCAGCTCGCCGGCGGAGGGCACGAGGTCACCTTCCCCGGCATGCGCGTCTACCCGCAGAAATTCACGATGAAACACTACCCGTTCCGCACGCCCGAGCAGGCTCGGCGCAAGATCGAGACGCGGCTTGCACGTCGCCGGATGGAGGAGCACGCCAAAGGCTGGGGCGTTCATTACGATCAATACCCGCCTGGGTTCGACTTCACCTGGGACCCGGCGAAGCTGCTGTACTGGAAAGACGCGAGGTCGCCGCTGCCGTGACGCAGTATCATCTGACCTGTTTTGGGGTGGCGATTACCGGCGTGCAGGTGTTCGTAGACGCCAACCTTCCAGGGCCACGGCAAATCAAGCACGCGACACGAGGACCATACTTCAAGCGCCGAGAAAAACGGCTGGCATCAGATCCAAAAAACTACACTCAGCCTTCGATAGTTAAGCTCAACGGCGCTTACTTCTGCCATCCGTCCGCGTTCGAAGCGCTCAAAATTGCGCTAAACTCAGCCACATGAAGGCCACGCTGAACCGCTGGCTTGCCGCCGCCTGGCGCAAGCTTAACCCGCGCAATCCTGTACCCGCACTTGTCGCGGAGAATCGCGCACTCTCGCAAGCCCTCGCCTCCCGCCAGTCGCGCCAAGACGAGCAGATGGAAAAGGCTCGCCAGTTTCTCGCGGAGATCGTCGAGGCGCAGAGCATGTGCGGGATTGGCCCGTGGCAAGCGCAGAACCTCGGCGCCCGCGACGTGCCCCAGGTACGGCTACCCGTGCGCGTGGCTGAATCTCTGGGGCTGCAAGAGGCCGGCCCGATTGGCGATGTGAACCCAATCGGCGCGTACGGCATGTACGAGTTGATCTTACAAAACGTCCAGTGGCAGCGCGAGATAAATTACTCATGGCTCGAATTCACGCGTTGGGGAATCCAGCAAATCATTCTCATCTGCCGCCTGTACTACATCAAGAATCCGATTCCGCGGCGGCTCGTGGATGTGATCGCGCAATACACGTTCGCCCGCGGGTTCGACGTCACGACGGACGATGAGGACGCCAACGACGTAATCAAACAGATACTCCAAAACAACGCGAAGACATTCGGGCACGTGGCTCTCACTGCGCAGCAGCGATCCAAGGTTACTGACGGCAATCTGTTCTGGGTCTATTTCACCGACCCTGGCACTGGCGAGTGCGAAGAGAGGCTGATCGACGCGACCGAAATCCAAGACATCTGGACGGACCCCGAAGACGCCGACGTGCCGCAGTACTATCAGCGCATCTGGACGCAGCGGGCACACGACGCGGCGAGCGGATCGCAGGCGAGCGTCACATTGCAGGCGTGGTACCCGGCAATCAATTACGACCCGCCCGCAAAGCCCGCGACAATCAACGGACACCCGGTTAAGTGGGGTTCGCCTGTCTACCATCGCAAGATTGGCACGGTCGGCAAGTGGCTGTTCGGATGCCCGCCAATGTACCCCATGATCGACTGGGCCAAAGAATCGCGCCACTATCTGGAGTCGTGCGCATCAGTGGCGCAATCGCTGGCACAGTGGGCCACGGTGGTGACCACAAAGGGTGGCCAACAGGCTATCGAGGGCATCAAACAGCAGATGCAAACGCAGGTGGGGCCCGGTTCGCCGATCTACGACACAAACCCGGAGGCGGTCGCGGGCGCGGGTTTCGTGTCGGGCCCTGGAACCACGCTGAAGGCATTCTCGACGCAGGGTGCTGGACTGGACCCCGAGAAGGTGCGCCGCTATCTGCTGTTCTGCTGCATGTGCCTGGGCATGCCCGAAACTTTCCTGGGCGACGTTTCAACCGGCAATCTGGCGACGGCAACGAGTCTCGACCGCCCGACAGAGACGGTTTTTCTCAGCATCCAAGAAGAGTGGATTGAAGATATCACCGTCCGAATGTCGTACATGTTGTCGCAGAGCGCGAAAGCACCTGGCGGGAAGCTCCGCGAGGCAGCGAAGGGCGTGAAGATCCGCATCGTGGCGGCAGAGCGAGAGATCATGACGAGTGCGGCCGGCGCGCGCTATTGGGGATTCCGCGAGGCTAAGAAACAGCCCGACGTGATTAAGGTGCGCGTGCAGTTCCCCGCGATTCGCGAGGGCGACATGGCCACACTGATCGGCGCGGGTGTGCAGGCGCTAACCCTCGCCAATAAGGGCGGTCAGATCGTCGGCGTGGATGAGCGGGCCGGTATCCTCTGGTTGATGAAACAGCTTGGCCTGGAGAATGCCGAGGAACTCATCGAGAAAATGTATCCGACGAGTGGCAAGGACAAGTACGACCCCGACCGGACGAAAGAAGAGTTGCCGCCGCCGATCCAAAAGGCTCAGCCTGTCGCGGGCGTGCAGCCGCAACCCGGCGCAGTGCAGGCGACGGTAGCGACACAGACCGGCGAACAGCCCGCGCAACCGCCGATGAAAGAGGCGATCTTGCGAGCCACGGCGCGGCTGAATGAGGCGGTCGCGGTGCATCTGGCAGACGACGAGGAGGATGATTGATATGGAATATTTCATTGACTTCACGACGATACCAGGCGACAAGCCAAACACGGTGAAAGCCATCGATGCCGTCAAGGTTCGCATCGACATGGTGCGAATCACTGATATGGACGCGCCGATGTCGATTAACCTGTGTGACCATCCGCTGTACGATGAGCTCGAGCGCTACGTGCTTTCCAATCCTAGCCGCAAATCGACGAGGGCGCGGCAGTGACTCTGACGCCCGTTGAGTCCTCGCACATCGCGGCAATCGGCTACCTGGAGGCAGAGCGCGTGCTGCTGGTGCGGTACAAGGACGGCGCGCTGTGGGCGTGGGGTGGCGTCCAACCGCCGAATTGGGAATCTCTCCAGATAGCCGCGAGCAAAGGCCGATGGATGGCCACTTGGGCGCGCGTCACGGCGATGCCGGGAATCATGATATCGAAAGGGGTGATGCCAACTGAACGGCCAAACGATGCCGATCCCGTTTCAGTAGCTGAGCCGGGCGGCAATGCAGCGCCGTCGCCCGGCCCGCTCAACGAACAGCGCGCCCACATGCAAGACGCAGAGCGCGTGCCCGGCCCGCTCAATGTGATGGACGAGGACGCGGATGCGTGTTGTCGGAAGGCGTTTGGCCACATCAGCAACAACTCTGTGCCTTACCAGGGCGACGTGTTCGTTTGTCCAGATTGCGGACAACGATTCAGGGCGCACACGGTTGGCCCGTCGCGGCTATGGCGGTGCGTGCCGGAATTCGCTTTCATTCCTGCATTCGGATCGTGGGGTAGAAGGTAATGAAAGTCAAAGGCAATTTGCGGCTTTATCTTTGTGTCGTGGAAGGCATCCCGACGGAGTATGAAGGCGGTTATCCGTTTCGTAACGGAGACACGGTGTTGATGCTGGGCGAGATTACGAACATGCCCGGTCACGTGGCAGTCGCGTTGTCGGACGGTCGCGTTGTCCACGGATTCCACGCAGAGTGGTTCCGTGAGTTGACAGAGGACGAAACGTGAACCTCCGCGCCATCACCGAAGCCGCAAACAAGTGGGCGTGTTGGTTGTTCGGTCACAGATATCATGTGGTGCAAGCGTTTGACAGGCATGACCGAAAATTGTGGTGCTGTCGATGTGGCAGATATTTTGCAATGAGCGACAGGTGGCAAATGCTCTTTGATTGGGACGCGGACTTCGAGCAGGCTTACTGTCAGATGTACGATTTACCGAGAACTAACAAGTGAGCCTACGCGCTGTCACCAAGGCCGCGAACGATCTCGCCGCGCTGCTCGAAAAGAGCGCGCCAAAAGGCCTGCGCCATCCGAAGCACGCGGTGCACATCAAGCCAGCGCGCGCCGCGATCAAGCGCGTGATGGTGCATTTCTTCGAGCGGCAGCGCAAGGCCGTTCTCGCGGCGGTCAAGCCTCACATCGAGCGGCAGTTGATGTTGCATCCGGAGCCGATCAGGGAGGCCGCAGCGGGCCGACAGGTGGATTACGACGCGCTAAAAGCCTCAGTGGTGAATGCGATGTGGGATCATCCGCTTATTGAGGCATCCTCAGGCGGTAAGACGTTCGCTCGCTCGCTCATGCCGACATCGCTGCACCCGCTGTCATTCTCCGCGACAGCCAGCGAAACGTCCGAGTACAACGAGGCCATCACGGATCTGATCGGCGCCGCGGCGAAGAGTCTGGGCACCACGGCAGGTCCCGACTTCGCGGGCGACTATCTGGCCGAGCACTCGCTGTCGAAGCTGACTGGCGGTCTCGACCGGACCAGCATCGAGCGATTGCAGGACGCGCTGGCGACCAGTTGGGACGCGGGCGGCGACTACGATTCGATGGTCAAGGCGATCACCGACACGTTCGACGATTTCTCGACTACGCGGGCTGAGTTGATCGCGAGGACTGAGAGCGCAGACGCGTACAATGCGGCCCGTCATCAGATAGCCACTGATGCGGGATTTGACGAACATGCCTGGGAGACAGAGAGCGGGGACCCATGCCCAGAGTGCGAAGCAAATGAGGCCCAGGGATTCATCGATATAGACGAAGACTTTCAGTCCGGTGACGATGCCCCGACGGCTCATCCAGGATGTTTGTGCCTGACCAATTTTAGAAAATCGTCAGTCTCTGACGATGAAGAGGGGTAAAATAGAAAGACCGGGCAGCGCTCGTAACGCCGACCGGCCAAGACCTTGCGAACCCTGGAGGTGTTCACATGGCCAAACTTAATCGTAGCAAAAGACCTGTACCTTACGGCACGGCTACCATAGATCGAATCATGGCCAAAGTTTCGATGGAACCAAACAGTGGCTGCTGGCTGTGGCTTGAAGCGACCGACTTGAAGGGCTACGCCTTAATGATCGTCAATGGCAAGACAAAGAGAGTTCATCGACTCGCTTATGAGTCGCTTGTAGGTCCGATCCCTGACGGATTGCAACTTGACCATCTGTGTCGCGTACGCTGCTGTGTCAACCCAAAGCACCTTGAACCCGTGACGAATAGAGAGAACGGAAGACGCGGGATCGCGTCCCAAGTTAACAGCGATAGACAGAAGGCAGCAACGCACTGTCGAAGAGGCCATCCGTACGACTCACAGTCAAAGCGGACGAATGGCAGTCGCGAATGCAAAGTATGTGCCAAAAATAATCAAGACAAGATGCGCGGGAGGCGCAAGCGGGTCGACGGCGTCCTCCACACCTTGATGCCAGATGGCACACTCAGACCGCCAAAGCCGAGGCTATCGCATCAACCGTCTGCTGTCGGCCAATATCCAGAGCCCCGCGACAGAAACCAAACCCAGCAAAGCCAGTTCCCTTGCTGTAGCTGAAGGGACCGGCCCACTCTCCAGCCGCGCCACGTTCACGTACCCCGAACTCAACAAACGCGCTGTAGGGTGCCGAGTAGGTTATAAATCCACTGACGCGCATTCCCGTCCAGACAACAGAATAAGACCCTGAGGCCTTTAATCGCCCGGTGTCTACCGGTGTGCGGTCCTGCGAGATCTCAAAGACCGCCTGTGTCGCAGCGGTCACTCCGGCAACGAGTTTCGGCACGAGTAGCGCTTCGAGACGGCTGAAGTCTCCAGCTTTGAACGTCGATTGCGCGCGAAAATTCAACCGTTCAGCTCCGGCGAGCGACGCTTGGCTTCATTGACAAGCGCGGCGGCAGTGTCGAGGGCCATATTTACTTCACTTTGCCGAGATGCTTCGCTCTGGATTTTGCTAACGCGGTCGATCATCAAAATCGCCGCGATAAAAAGTACCGCGATTCCTTCGTCTTCCATCCGGCTATCGTAGCACCGACACCGCGCCTTCGGTGACGCGCAGCAGAAACGCCAGCAGACCGCATCCGAAGCAAATCCGCCCGATCTCCGACAGCTTGGGACTCGCGGCGAAAGCGTACATCAACAGGCCGATGAGCGCGATCAAGAGCGACAAGTAGATAATCATGCCTCATCGTATCGCGTGGCAGTTGCACGGACGTGGACGTTGCGATACACTTCGGGGGTTGTAAGCGATTCCTCCGAATCGACTGTGGAAAACGACTCTACACGCCGCCGGGCGCGAATCGAGGTGAAATTCCTCGGGGCGCTCGGCGGTTTTTTTTGCGGTCGACCGCAAATCTGATACGATTCCCCAATGCAGATTTATTCTTTGCCCGACATCACGCCCGCTGGATCTGTGGTCAACCTCGGCACTGCTGCGACGGCGGCCGGCGCTCCGACCCGCGCGATCTGGGTCAACATGACGGCCAGCGGTACGAGCATCCGCTACGGCGATGCGAACGTCGGCGCGACTCGTGGGCAAGCGCTCACCACCGGCGTGCCGTTTCTCGCGTGCCCTCGCGGTGACAATCCACAGACGCCGTACGACCTGAACAAGATCAACGTGTACGGTGCCAGCACGGACAAGGTGTCAATCACGTACGGTTATTGAGGCTTGGCGCTCTCGTCTGCCACGCCGGGCCCTGGCAGTGATCCAACCACAGCCACCACTTCTGCGCCCATAAACGGGCGCCCGCCCCACTGACTGAAGTGCGCGGCGATGTGCTCGCGCATCGCCTGGATACCGCGGATAATGCCCCGGCGCTCGGCGCGCCATTCACCCTTTTTGCGATACTCGGCCATGTAATCGGCCAGACATTTGGTGCACCACGGGTTTGAGGAATCCTCGGCGGCGCGCGGGTTTTCCTTGCATTTCGAACAGAGCTTTTGCTCTTTTTCGGCTGTCGGCATGAAAGCTATATTACATTATTCTGCTGCCATTTCTTGGACTGGTGGAAACAATACGCTTATCATCCCCGTGTGAGCATGCTCCGTGCGACCACGCTGATTTTGGCGCAAACCCTGCAAGAAGCCGCTGAATCCCTCTCTTCCAACGAACTGCGGAGTAAGTTGTCCGACGCTGTTTCGAAGGCGCACTCGGGTTCGCAATCCGGCTACTATCAGGACCACGTTGGCGATGAGGATTCCGGTGACTGCATCTACCAGTGCTACGGCGGTGGCGAGTCCAACACGATGAAGGCTCCGTATTCCAAGGGAACCGATTCGAGCGACGAAGACTACACGCTGCACACAGACAAAGCCGTCAAGGTCGTTCCGCGAACCACGTACGTCGAGCAGCCGGACGAAGCGGACCACTACAGCGCGATGGAGTCCGCGAAGCTCTACACCAAGGGCGCGGTGCCCATCTGCGAGCGGTTCGTGAGCAAGAAAGAGCGTGACGCGGCAGGCAGCGGAGACTTCGCGGGCAAAAACAAAAGCTTCCCGATCCTCAAAGCGGCGGATGTGAGCGCGGCGGCCAGTAGCATCGGTCGCGCCGGATCGGACAATTACTCTACCGACGTCATCAAGAAAAACATCATCCGCATCGCAAAGGCGAAGGGCTGGGCGAGCGAGCTGCCGAAAGCTTGGCAGGATGGCGGGACGGACAGCAGCGAATCGCGGCGCACTCGCGAAGCGCGAAAGCCGATGAAGGATTGCCCCGACTGCGAAGGCACGGGCGATGGCAAAGACGATGAGGATTGCGACACGTGCGGGGGCACCGGCAAGGTCCCCATGTTCGCGAAGTCGAAGGAATCGCGCGCTTCCACTGCTGGTGGACTGAAGCTCGTTGAGACTACCATGCGCGCGTCGGATGCCGTGCTCGAATTGATCGAGTCGGCGGCGGGTGCTGAGATGGAAGTCAAGCTCATTGCTCCTGGTAAAGGTTCGTCTGCTTTCTACACACCCGAAGCCCTCAAGCAATCTGTGGCGGATGGCATTTTCGACAATGCGCAAATTTATATCAATCACGCCACCAAAGCCGAAGAGTCGGCGCGGCCCGAGGGCGATTGGCACGATCTGGCCGGCGGAATCAAGGGCAAGCCTTATTACCTCGAATCCCACAAACAGGGTCCGGGGTTGTACGGCAAGGCCGTTTTCACGCCGCAGTATGCGCCCGAGGTTCGAGCGAAGGCAGCGATTTCCGGGATGTCGATTCGCGCGAATGGCGATGCCGTGATGGAATCCAGCGGGCGGCCGCAATTGCGCCAGGGCGTTCCCGTCCTCAAGAAATTCACCAGTGCCGAGAGCGTGGATATCGTCACTCGCGCCGGCGCAGGTGGAATGATTTTGACCGAATCGGCGCGCGGCGCCCAACAACAGGAGCCCAGTATGAACGCAGAAGAGAAGTTGCACTTGCAGCGACTCGTCGAAAAGGACATTCGCCGCGAAGCGATCGAACTCGGCGCGCGCACACTCGAAGGCGTGTCGCTCAACGAGTCGGCAAAGATGTACATCATCGAAACGGTGGTGGACAAGGGCGTGCCGAAAGAAGCGGGTGCGCTCGACAGCAAGAAATTCGTCGAGGCCGTCAATGCCGAGGCTCGCCGCTTCGGTGGCGCTATCGGCGCGGGGCCGCGGGTAACCGGCATGGGCACACCGCCACCGGTCGAACTGACCGAGGCGCAACGCGTGCAACTCACCGAACGCCGCAAGGCTGAGGACGAGCAGTACAGAGAGGCATGGGCGGGACTCTTCGACGGCGATGTAAAGCTCGCTGAAGTCGTGATGAAAGGACGGGCGAACTAACGTGAAAAACCAAGTCTATCAAGGCACGCCAACCTCGCCGCGCTTCGTGCTCTTGCCTTCGACCGTGCTGCCCGGCGATTTGATTTTGGTCGGCAACGAACCCGCCTGCTCGTTCAACGGCTACCAGGCGAACAGCGGTGGCGGAACTTGCTACTTCACTGGCACGTTCACCGGCACCGTCATTGGCTCGTCGAGCCACTCGCCGTACACTCCCGAGGCTCTCGGACCCGGCGCGAAGCTCTACGCCAGCGGGACGCTCGACAGCGCCACCAACGTGACGACCGGACTGCTGATTACCGGCACCACGACTGACACGCCATTCGGCTACATCGACCCGAGCGGCCCCGGCGTGACTTCCGGCGCAACCAACACTCAGACCAATATCAAGATCGGAGACTAACCCACTATGCCCATGCGAATGATTACTGTCGGCGAACCCGGCGCAGACCAATTCGGTCCGATCTCTGGCGGCGAGGTTGCGTTCTCGCCCATGGCGGAATGGAGCTCCGACGCGCTCTCTTCGCACGTGCAGGGATATCAGCAGGCGCGGCGCAACTACGATGACCACCACACCAAGCGCGTCAACGAAGCCGCGCGGTTGTGGGCGGATGTCGTAAAAGGACGTCTCGATCCTGTGTTCCTGCGCGAGGCACGGAACCCGCGGAATCCGGTCCTGGTCGAGCATCTGCGTCAGACCTATCCGTACATCTACCGCGACACCAGCGGACGTACGTTAGGACTGCGCGAAACGATGTCCTCGCAGGACTTTCAGGCGCTGTACGCCGATGTGATCGACCGCCTGTACTACGGCTACTGGAAAGCGTGGCCGATCGTCAACATGCCGCTGGTCAAACAAGCCGACCTGCGCGACTTCCGTCAGGTCAAGCGGTACATGTACGACAATCTCTCGTCTCCCTACGTGGGCAGCGATCCCGGTGCGCCACCTTCGCAGAGCGCGCTGTTGGGCCCGGCTCCGCAGTTGGGCACGGTGCCTCCGACTTCCGCAACGAGCACGGCCGCTGTCACCTACACACCGTGGCTTTTCCAGGCTGGCGACTCGATCAACTGGGCCGCATTCGTTGGCGACGATCTTGGCATCTTCAAGGATTGCCCCATGCGACTCGCCATGAAAGCGAACCGCGGCAACGCCAAATTCATCACCGGCTTGTACGCCGACGTGAACGGCCCCAACACTTCCGGCGCCTACGTGGGCGTGCCGAATGCCCCCGACAGTTCCGTGCCGCTGTTCAAGACCGGCTTCAACAACATGTTGACCATCGCGAATGGGGCAAGTTCGAACAATCCCCGGCTCAGCGTGCAGGCGCTGGTCGACGCGTACAACATCCTTGCCGGCCAGACCGATTCCGGCGGCGACCCGATCATGCTCGGCGGCCCGATGTATCTGGTCTACGGTCGCTACGACTACGGCACCGCCAAGAACTTGGCCAACATGATCGAGGTGCTCGCATCCAATCAGGGCGGCGTGGCGGGCACTTCCGCGAACCTCATCGGGCAGTTGGTGCGCGTGAAAAACTGGGCCATGGAAAATCTGACGCTCATCTACGATCCGTACTTGAGCATCGTCGCGGCTAACAACCCATACACCTGGTTCCTCGCGCTCGACCCCAGTTCGCAACTTCGTCCCGGCGTCGAGTGGGGCACGTTGACCGGCTTCAAGGAGCCGCAGTTGTTTACCGAGATTCCGACCACTCAGCGGATGGGCGGTGGACCCGACCCGACTCTTGGCAACTTCTGGAGCAATAACCAGAACATGAAAGTGATGGGCGTGCAAGGCGGAACGGCTATCGACGGTAGATCATGGGTCGGCAGCACCGGCGCAGGCGTCTAGCACTTAGTAAGATTGCGGTAACAAGCCGCTACGTCATCTCGTAGGAGGCGGCGTAGCGGCTTTTGTTTTGAGTAAGTCATGGCATTCACTTACACACCAGGAACGCCGATATTCTATGTCAGGTTACTAATACCTGACACGGTTTCCCCTGGAATATTCAGCGACGACGAAATCACCGGGCTGATGCAGATCAACTCTCTCACATGGCAGAGCTCGATGTACTACAGCTACCAGGGTGGCGCGCTCAATCTGCCGCAGTGCCCGAGCAACTTCCTTCGCGCGGCGGCGCTCGCACTAAACACACTGGCTGGGAATCAAGCGCGGCTCGCGGCAGTGACGCAGTTGCTCGACGTCAAACTCAACCCCGCAGCGGCAGCAACGGCTCTCAAGGCGCAGGCGCAGGCCTACCTCGACATGGACGATAACTCGGGGGCGTTCGCGATCTATGAGCAGTGCGGGACTTCGTGGGCATTCCGCGATCGCTGGCTTAACCAGCTACAGCGGCAAACGGGAGGAGGCGCGGTTTCTTGAACAATGCTCTGGCTATCATCGGGCTTGCTCTATCGCTCCTAACTTCCGTGGTGGCAGTTACAGCCGTCATTGTGCAGATGAGAACGAACATGGGTACCCTTTCCGAGCAGACCAAGAAGCATGAGGAGAGGGAGGATAAAGCCGCGAAGGACGTCGCGGAAATGTTCGTCTTGTTGAAGACGTTTATCTCCGAGCAGACGGTGACTAACAAAATGGTCAACATGGCTCTGGAGAGTTGCATTAAGAAGCTCGAAGAGATGGACAAGCGCACAGTCGAGGCTGCGACGGTGGTTAGTCTGCTGACCGAGATTCTGGGCCGCAAGTCCGTCGAGATCCGTGGGCTGACCATAGAGCCGCAAGAGGTCAAAAAGTGAATCAGGACGCGATAGCTCTGGCCATCGCTGGCGTGATGCCCGCCGCTATCGCTACGGGTCTGTTCGTGTCGCTGTTCACGGCGATGGAGCCAGTACCCACCATCGGCCCGACTGGCGCTGTGGAATTCGACTACACCCCTGTGTCGGGACTGATCGACATCCCGTGCATCGCGGCGCCAGAGAGTCCCGCGAATATCGTGGCGACCGAGGTGCGGGCGCTGACTGAGATAACAGCGTCCGAAATCCGCCACGTGCTGCTGGATGCGTGGTACCCACAACTCGACGCCGGGTGGCGCGGCGAAAACAGCGACGACAAGGGCGCATGGATCGCGACGATCGATGGCTTTAACTACGAAATCAGTGGCGTTGAGTCCGACTCGCAAACCACTCAGACGCGCGTAAAGGTGACGCTGGCGACCGTATGAGCAGCCCAATGCCCCTACAACAGAAACTTCGAACGCTGGCCATGGCCGACGCCGGCATGCAGAGCTACCTGCTCGGGACGAACGGGACATTCCGATTCTTTGACGCGCAGCTTCCGAAGGGCTACGTCGGCCAGGGCACGTGCGTGACCGCCATGGTTGTGTCGAGCGCGCTCGATTACGTGCAGTCCGGACCGCTCGCGCTCGAATGGGTGCGCGTGCAAATCAACGTGTGGGACATGGACAGCGTGGTGGCCAAGAACCTCGCGAATTACATCCAGAATTCGTGGATGCCGCGTGTGGACTGTGTGACCGATTCGCAATTCCAGTCGCCGCCTGGACCGCCGTTAAGCGCGGCAAACTTCAAGCTTTCGCAACGAGGAGTACTCGATTACAGTGTTATGCCAACGCCCGCATGGACCGAGATCCTCGATTTCCGTGTTGCCAACAACACGAACATTTAACCGCTTCACGAACCGCACCACCTTTGAACAGGAGATAGCACAATGGCATCACTCGCACTTCCGGCAATCGCATCTTTCAACTCCGAGTTGTACCTCGGAGGTCCGACCTCGCCACCGACCTACGTGCTGCTGGCGCGCATCGGAGACATCAAATTCGCCGGACTCGCAATCGACATGGTTGACGTATCCAACCAGACTAGCGTTGCGCACCGCATGCTCGGCACGCTACTCAAGCCGGGCGACCTGACGTTCGTTCTCTACCTGGAGCCTGCCACGGCGCAGGACACTGGATTGCTCGACGTGCTGTTGACGGCGCCCCCTGCGCTGCAGCAGTGGAAGGTTATAGTAGCGGCCGGAACTGACGGATCGATTCTGCTGTTCAACGGCTACCTGTCCGCTATGCCGATCGATCTCAGTATCGGAAAAGCTGTGACCGTGCAATGCAAGATCTCGATTGACAACACGGTCACCTTCGTTGCCGGCGCGGGTCCACTCTAAACTGAGGCGATGCGATGACAGGAATCGACTACCCTACCATCAGTGTCGGTGAGCACAAAGACCTCACCGTCCGGTTCTCTCTCGCGGCCCAACTGCTTATGCGCCGCCGCGGGATCGACCCCGGAAACATCGGCCAAGCATGCGCACCACGGAAGACCATCGAGAATCCCAACCGCCGCTTGCAGTCGGATCCGCTCACAATCACCATCGCGAATCCAGATTGCGTGGGCAACCTGATCACGGTATTTTCGTGCTGCGTTGCCGAGAATTTCATCGACCTGAAGCAACCCACGCGGGTCGATCTCAACGCCGCACCAACCGCCGACTACTGGGCCACTCAAATCGACGATGTCGCGGAAATCGACAAGGTGGTCGGGGCGGCAATGGGAAAATGGTCGGAGGAGCGGAGGAAGACTCTGGCGCCGACTCCTCCGGTGGAAGCGGCCAGCTAGACCCGCCGTACTCCGAAGCGTATTGGCTGCAGCTCTGGGCGTTCGGGACCGGTCGCGATGGTCTCGGGCTCTCAGAGCTTCAGTTTTGGCTTCTTACGTACTCCGAATTCGTCGCGCTCAAACGCGTGTGGGAAGCCGCCCGCGGAATCAAACCGCCTCCGACCAAGGCACAGCTTGAGCAGTACGGCAAGAATCAGGCGGCCGTTCTCGCGGCGCAGGTGCGCGTGTATAACAAGCAAGTGGAGGAGCGCCGGCGCAAGTCCGGCATAAAGCTGGTGCAAAGTGGCTGATGTGAACGAAGAGATCATTGGTGCAATCGGCGTATCGGTAACCGGCGACTATTCGTCGCTGGCCGCAAGCTACAGCAGCGCGCAAGATCAGGCCTCGGCGGCCGGCGAAGCCATCGCGGATGCGTTCAATGAGGGAGTCTCGGGCGTTGCGGACGCGGCGGATGTCGTCACCGATTCGCTGTCGGGCATTGGCCCGGCTGCGGACGATGCTGGCGGATCGCTCGAGGATTTCGCGGACGATGCCGGAGACGCCGGCGAAGCGGCTGAAGGCGCATCGAGCCAACTCGCGGAGATGGCTGAGCAACTCACCGCAGTGGGCGAAGCGCTGGTCATCACCGAAGGGCTCACGGAACTCGGCAGCGAGGCGCTATCGGCTGCTGACGGCATCACTAAAGCGTCGATCGCGCTGACCAACATCACTGGGTCGGGCGATGTGGCTCACGAGACGATCGAGGGGCTCGAGCAGCTCGGCATGTCCGATGGGTTGGCCATGCCGTCGCTGCTGTCCGCTGCCACCCGCATGCAGCAGATCCTAGGACCCTCGGCGGATGTCGTCGAGGAACTCGGGCAGGTGGCCAACGGCGCGGCCATCATGGGCACCGACATCGAGACAGCGGCCACCAAGTTCGACCAGATGGCCACGGCCGGCACAGCGAGCGCGCGCACTCTGACCTCACTGGGCATATCACTATCTGGACTGGCGACCGCTTTCAACGTCGTCGAGGGCGGCAGCGACGCGACCGCCGATAGTGTGGCGGCGATGTTCAAGGCGCTCGACCAATCGCAGCGCGTGGAGGTGCTTAACCAGGCGCTGAGCACTCTCGGTGGCACGGCGCAGCAGGTTGCTGAGCAGACCTTCGGTGGCCAGTGGCAGCAACTCGCCAACGCCTGGGAAGGCATCATGGTCCAGGTCGGACAGGCGATCCTGCCTGTGGTATCCGACATCCTGCAACTGACCAAGACAGAGATTGTGCCGTTTTTGCAGGGCGCGATATCTGAATTCAACTCACTACCAACGCCGATTAAAGATGCGGCAGTAGCGGTTGGACTTCTCGCTGCTGCCGTTATTCCCGTCACTGGCGCACTCGCTGCCGTGGGGCTGGCCGTTACCGGGCTTGAGGGGTTGCTCCCCGCGCTCGGCGCGCTCATGGCCACGATCGGCGGCGAAGCCGAAGTGGCAGCGGTGGCTGAGCACGCGCAGGCGGCCGCTACCGCCGAAATGGGCATTGCGGCGGCCGCTGCCGCACCCGAAGTCGAAGCGCTCGCCGTTGCCGAGCAACAACTCAGCTTCGGATTCGCAAGTGAGCTTTTGCCTGCCATCGGCTTGGTTGGCGAGCAACTCAGCCTGGAATTACTGCCGGGAATCGAGGGAGTGGGAACTGGACTCGCGGCACTCACTACCGATGTGGGAGCGGCAGGACTCGGGCTCATGGCGCTCGGTCCGATCACTGGCTTGCTGGTGCTCTCCGTAGCCAGCCTCAAGGATGGCTGGAATCAGGCCGCTTCGACCTTCGCCAATGTGTCCGGCACGATTCAGCAGTTGCCTGGATACATGTCGGCGGTTTCCTCGGCAGGAGGAACTCTCGGGACGGTCGCCACCGATCTCAAGGGCGCATGGGACACCGTGCTGACGGCGTTCGAGAACTACAACACTTACTCGCTCGTTGCGAAGGGCATCAACGAAATCGTAGACGCTGTGGACTTGCTCACCGGAATCGTGCCCGGTGCCACCGCCATGACAGCGGGCATGACGGCTGAAATCAACAAGCTTCAGACGGCGGCCACCACTAGCAAAGTCGCCACTGACGCAATGGCCGCATCCTTCCAAGCGGCGGCTCTGGCGGCACAAGACGGCGGCAACGCACTCACGCCGGTGCAGTTGGCCATTGGAAATATTGTTGTTGCGCAAGACAAGGCCACGGCGGCCTATCAGACGGCCAGGGCTGCGTATGATGTCCTGAGCAACTCACTGGCTACCGGGACGGCGATCTATAACGGATCTGCTGCCAATGCCAACGAGGTAGCCAAAGCTCTCAGCAACATGCAGACCGCCGCGGCCGCCGCTGGAATCGGGCTCGCTCCGATCCCAGGATCCATGCAAGCAATCTCGGACATGGCGAATAAGCTGGCCAACTCCGGGACAGCGGTCGTAAGCTCGCTCCAGGAACAGGCGAACGAGCAGGCCGTGGCGAACGCCAGTCTGGATCTCGCACAGCGGGCGTACATCGCCAGTGATGCCGCGCTCGACGCCTACGTGTCACAGTTGCACGATGCGCAGACGGCCAACGACGGATCGGCGACCGCGGTAGCGGCTGTCGTAACGGCTGAGCAGAACGTGCAGAAGGCTTACGCCGCTAGCCAAAAGGCGAGCGACGCGTACACCACCACGGTGCAGAATTACATCTCCACGCTGCCGGACATGGCGGCAGGTGAGACGACAGCGGTCAAAGGACTGGAGACTTTCCAGGATGCGCTGGGGCCGGCTCTGTCGGCTCTCCTGGGCCTGGATGCGGCGGTCAATCGGTTCGGCTCGGACCTGCCGAACTTCGGCGTCCAGACGGTCGCCCTCAGCACGGGCCCGCTGGCCGGGCTGCAATCGGCCTATGCCGAGGCGACGGACAAGGTAGCCAAGTTCCAAGCGCAGATGGCGGCCGGGCAGAATGTTGGCGCGCAGTACGAGAAGGCGCTCAGTCAGCAACTGACGGATCTGATAAACCTGAATGTCGCGACTGCGGAACAGGCGACCGGACTCCAGGGTGCGACGGACGCCTACTCTCTAGCGACCATCGCGGTGGCGGCGGCGCAGGCCAAGCTCGACACTCTGAACCAAGCTGTCCAAACGAACATTACGCTTTCGCCACAGGTGACTCAAGCCCAGAACGCGCTAGCCACAGCGCAGGCGCACTTGGCCCAACTCACCGGCGCCACGACCACAGCGACGAACGCGGCCACGGCTGCGAATCAGAATCTCGCGGCCAGCGCGCCGTCTGTCGTTGGCGGACTCAACGCGATAGGAACCGCCGCACAGAACGCGACCTCTCAGCTCAACGATGTAGCCCAAGCCGTGCAGGGCGTCCAGGCCGACATGCAGGCTGCTTTCGGCAGCACGGCGACCAGCGGAGGAAGCGTCGGCGCCCCAGCTGGATACACAATCGGGCAGAATCCTCTGCTGACTGGCGTTGGCGATTTCGGCACCGAGTCTTTTGACTACAGCTATATCCCGCTGCCAGGGACCACGTACAAGCAAGCGCTGGCTGCGGCGCAAGCGCTGATGCCTGCAAAAGGCACCAGTCCCACGGCGTTGGCACAGGACGCGCTGGCGCAGGCGCAAGCCGTCCTGGACGTCGATACGCAGTACTTCGGCCAGACATTCTCGGGTGCGCCGACAGCTCAGGATATCCAGACCGCGCAGCAGGCCGTGACTACAGCACAGTCGGCACTGTCGGCGCTGACAAGTGGATCAGCGGCAGCCGGCGGCGCGACGAGTACAACTCCACAGCCGCTCAACTCCACGTACTCCGGGAGCAGCTCGACGAGCGCCAGTGCAGTCTCTGCGATCACAGACCCGACAGCGGCCGCGCAGGCAGTCGTCAACGCTCTCAATTCCTTATCTGGTGGGGGACCGACAAGCGCGCTCGCTCAACAGATAGACCAGCTCGAAAACATCATCCTGAACGGCGGCGGACTTACTGTCTCGCAAGCGGGGCAACTCCAAACGCTGCTCAGCCAAGCTGGATTGTCGGCCAACGGGACGTGGAACAATGGTAGCGGTGGCAGCACGACCGGTACGGCAGGTTCGTCAACGCCGGTCGCATCGAGCTCCAGCGGCTCGGGTACGAGCGCCATCGATGGCGGATCTTACCCAGCAGTCACCGCGCACCAGGCGTCCGGCGAGATTTGGGCGGTGGACGCAAGCGGCGTTGCATCATCTGGCGGGGGTACGGTATCGGCACCTAGCGACAGCAGCAGTTCACTGACGACGGCCGCTGGTGCGACTACGGATGCGGCCAACGCAACGAGCGATGCTGCGGGCGATACCATGAGCGCGGCTGGCCAATTATCTTCTGCTGCTGGATCGCTTCTGAGTGTCGCCGCGACCTTGGGACCGCTTCTCCAAGGCACGTCGCTGAATTCTATAGGGGGGGGCGGAACTGCGGCTGCTGGCGCAGTTATCGCTAGTGGTGGAGGTGGGACTTCCGGTAGCGCCAGTTCTGGGACTGGCCTAGAAGGCACGTCACTAAATTCTACTGGCGGAGGTGGCACGGCGGCCGCTGGCGGCGCCATCACCAACCTATTTCCTTCCGACCCTTCGGTAGGCACCGCCTTATCTATATCCGCCGCTCAAGCTGTCGAGGCGGCCCTGGCCACGCTCCCCGCGAGCGATGCGGCAATCTCGGCACAGATCAAGAGTCTGGAGGATGCATTTATCAAGGGCGGTGGAGGAGGTCTGACGCAAGCGCAAGAAAATGAACTGCTATCGTTGCTGTCTGAGGTCGGACTTACGCCGAACGGCACTGCTGCCACGTCGGCCAACTTGCCGTACCAACCGGCGGTGAATCTTCCGAACTACAACCCAGTTGGCGGACCTACATCGTCCACGGGTGGCACCAGTGGAACCACGACGGTCAATGTGACCATCGATGCGCGCGGTTCGGTCGGACTCAACACTGCGCAGGTGCAATCGCAGATTACCACCGCAGTTACAGCCGCGCTTGTCCGGCAGTTATTCACGAATGGGGCCCGTCTTACTCAATGAGTTACACGCCGTCAGTAAATGCCGATACCTTGACCCTTTATCTGGGAGTCTGCGCGACTGGCCGCGCCACGGCGAGCAGTACAACCCTCGACATGGTGAGCTTCGGAACTGTCTACAATCCACTGCCGGGCATCACGTTCGAACCGTCTGACGAAGGCATGCCGATTGCAATCGTCGGCGGTGGTCCTGTTGACGCGCTCATGCCTCCGGTATACTTCGTGCAGGGCGCGCTGTTCCACACCACGATCGCGGCGTACGTTTCTCCGACGGAAGTTACTCTGGCGGCCGCGCCAGACACCTCGATTTTCAACACCGGCTTTGCGACGGTGATTCTCTACCGCCCGTGCCCGATGGCATCGGACGTTGCCGACGTTCCGACCGCGTTTCAGTTTAATTCGTCGATCGCGCCGGGCACAGCCGATACGCTGCAATTCAGCGTCCTCAACTCCAATCTCGCCGGACCACTCGGCGCGGACAATCCGTACGTGGATCGGTTCGGCGCGCTCAAAAACGGGCAGCCGGTGTATCTGTACAGCAGCGTGACGGGCGATGTTTTCGGCGGTTATATAGACACGCTCACGACGTCGAGCTATCCGGGTGTGCCCGGAACTCCGTACTGCTGGTCGGCAACGTGTGCATCGTGGCAGGGACTCGCCAAGCGGCGCGTGGTACCCCCGGCAAATCCGCAGACGTTCACGGCGATCGACGCCGACGTTGTGTTCCGCACGACCGTGCTCGACTATCTGAGCGATGATGGCGTGGCCGTGACGACGCCGAGCGGTCTGCCGACCATCACGCTGGCGGCGGCGGTAGGCGCGAACATCGGCCAACTGCTCGATCAGGTGGTCAGTCTCATCACTACCGCCGACACCGCGTACTACTGGACTACGGACGCGTGGCGCACGTTCATTCTCGCCACTCGCGCGGCGACGAGCGCGCCGTGGAACGTTTCGGACGGCAGTGACCTATTTGCCGGCGACACACCGTACCAGCAGAGCATCGTGGTTTCGCACAATCAACTGGCCAATCAGGTCTATTTCATTGGCCAGGAAACGCTGCTCAACGCGCTGAACGCGACCTTCATTGGCGATGGCACGACAACGGTGTTCAACACGCCTCTCGACGTCGGCGCCGCCCCGACCATCACCCTCAATTCCACCGCGCAGACGGTTGGAATCCTGGGCGTCGATAGCGGTAAAGATTGGTATTGGTCCCAGGGGTCTACCGCGATTACGCAGGACGCGGCAGGACCGATCCTAACGAACACAGACACGCTGGTAGTCTCGTACCTCACTGCGACTCCAGGCGTGGCGCAGGCACCCGTGGCGGGTTCTCTTCAGCAACTGCAGGCGATCGAGGGGACCAGCGCGGAGTATGATTACTCGACGTCGCTCACGTCTCCGATTCTGCCGGACGATTTACTCGCGCTGGCGCAAGGCTACGCGGCAGAGTACGGAGAGCCCGCAACCACCTGTCAGTTCTACACGCTGAGGCCGGGACTCGCGACGGGCCAACTCCAGACCATCGCTTTGCCGGACGCCGGGATTCCCAGCGGCACATTTCTGATCGCGACAATCCAGATGACGACGGTAAATAACGTGATTGTCTGGCAGTACACCGCGTTCGGCGGCGCGAACATCGGCAACGCGATCACCGCGCTTACTCAGTTCATCAATCGCGGACAGGGAACTCTTAATATCGTCACGCCGGTGACGCCGATCACTGGCGCGGCGACTCCCGGAAACGCCAACAACACAGTGATGACATACGGTCCAGGGTCCAACATGCTGGCCTTTCCTGGAAATGTTACGCAAGGCGATCTGCTCGTGTGTGTGCTCCAGCAGCAGGCTTTCCTTGCAAATCCGCCGATCTTATCCGACACGATGGGCAACACGTGGGCGCTGGCAAAGTTTCAGTCGGCTACGGGCATAGTGCCTATCGAGGTCGCGATTCTGTGGACTATAGCAATCGGCGGTGGTCCAAACACGGTCACCTTTACCAACGCCATCGGCGGTACAACCATCACGATGGGACTGGCGGAATTTTCAGGAGTCGCGCCAACGAGTCCGGTCGACACAACTGGCGGCGCGATTGGGGCGACGCCTCCGACGATCACCACGACTCAGGACGCGGATATCATCGTCACTGTTGTCGGCGGACTGACGGGGACCGCTGGCGTCACAAGCCCCGAGGTTCTACTCGACTCGACGCCTCCAGCAGACGGAGGAGGGACTGCTTTCTCTTTTGAGGTCCAATCGAGCGCGGGGAGTTTCGCCAGCAGCATCGTGCCAGCATCGGCGAGTGATCCGGCAGCTTGGGCGACGGTGGCGTTCAAGCGCGCTCCCGCGACTTCGCCTCCATCGCAGACCATCACCGTACAAGGTAACCCCACTGGCACAGTCACCAACTCGCTGGGCAATCTGACCAGCGGAGAGCCGGTAATCGGCCATGGCGGCGCTGATGTGACTGTAGGCAGCAAGACTGGCGCTACCACGGAATTTGCTACTTCGTCCGGGGCGGGGGCGAACGGGACGCCGGCACTCTGGCAAACCAGCGGAGATCTTGGCGCTGGCACCACGGGTCAACTTGTCCCACCTGGTGGTGGTACTGGGCAAGTGCTGACCAAAAATAGCGCTGCCAATGGCGACACTAAGTGGGCACCGGGCGGCGGGGGGGGAAGCGGAAACATCACCACTCTTGGCACTTATGCTGGCGCGTCAAGTTGGGTGCCGTCAAACGCTGGAGATGCTTACATATGCACAGACTGCGGATACAGCTTCGTTTTTGACGGGTCGGCGAATGACGCATTTTTCCGCGGCAGTCCCACCACGGTTTTGCCGGCCGTAATCACTCCTCTTACCGTCTCCGCCCTCGATGTGTGGCTCTCCGCAGATATGATCACAGGATTGTCTAGCGGCGCTACTGTCAACGAGTGGCCAAACCTCGCTGACCCGGCTAACGCACGAGGCGTGGCGGCGCAGTATACGAGCCCAGCGACATATCAGACTGGCGTCGTCAACTCGTTGCCTGTCGTGCGCCTGGGCGGTGCGGCCTGGTTCCGCGGGCGAGTCAACATCCCTGGAGAAATGACCCTGTTTATGGTCATCAGCCCGACAGCTCTCAGCAACGCGTACAGCGGTCTGCTCGGCTTCGATTGGGCTGCTGACCAGGGCGGTTACTTTCTCAAGTCGAACGGTAAGACCGCACTCTATGTGGCTGCCGGACTATACGACGGAACCGGGAGTGCCACGCTTAGTACGGGAGCGTTTGTCGTGCTCTCGATGGTAGTTGGACCGGTCGCGTATGCTACGCAAGCGGCGCTGTCGGCCGACGCCAGCGGCGCATTTACAAACACGCCTTTTACATGGGACGGAAATTATTTGCTCGGTGCGCAGGCTGCCGGAAGCCGCATCCTCGACGCCGATATAGCCGAGGTGCTCATGTACAGCCGAGGGCTGAGCTCCGCGGAAATCTCGACCGTGAGCAATTATCTGAAAACTAAATACGGGCTCTAGCGCACCAGCGCGAGCGGGTTGATCCCGAGCGCGTGGAACGTCGCCCAGGCAATGAAGATCGTGATTGCAAGTCCGTAGAGTCGCATTTGGCCTCCGGTTAACAATTTGCGTCGGCGCGGCATAAAATTCAACGCTCTCTTTGGTTATGTACAGCTTGGCTCACGTGGTACCCCTCCGAAGGAGGGGAACTCTCAACGTCACAATAGAGCACTCGGCGCGCGGGAATGCCGTTTTCCCGCGCCTTGTTGCGCGCTCGGTCCCGGCGGCACTGTTTGCACTCGCGTTGCCCGTTGGTCCGGTAGTAGAGGTTGTCGCCGGCCATCAGGTGTCCAGCGTGACATCGTTGCATGGGTGAGATTTTCCCACGTTTCGCATTCCCGCGTGGTACTATAACCATCGAGATGAACATCTTGCTCTTGATTTACACCGCAATCGTCAACGGATTCGCGGTGCTGAAATCTCAGATCGAGTCCGCAAACGCGAAGCTCGATCAGATCTTGGCAATTCTCAATGAGTCGCCCGACTCCACGCTATCGGGCATTTCCATAACCCTCACCGAAGGAGCACCAAACATGAGCGCACACGCACACAAACTCGCGGTCAAGGCCGCGATCACCGATTTCACGATCAACGACGACGGCACCGCGACCGGCACGATCAGTTTTATCGACAAGGTCGGCGCGCAGACTGGCCCTCCTGTTGGCGCGACTGTCGCGACCAACGCAACCTCCAGCGACCCCGGCATCGTGCCGAGTCTCGATAGCACAGGGCTCATCGTCACACTGACGCCGCTCAACCCGGCGCCGACTCCGCTGCCGACCGGCGTAACGGTGACCGCCGTAACCACCGTCACCAATCCCGACGGTACCGTGCAGGGCCCGTTTACGGCCGTGACTGTGCCGATCGACCTCGTGGCCGATCCCGACGCACTGGCCGGCGCTTCCATCTCGCTGAGTTAGGGCTAGTGGACTCGATCTATCCATCCTACAGCCGGGTTCTGACTGACCTCAGAGCCCGGCTAACGCACATCAACGCCGCAATCGCGGCCCTGGAATCGCTCGAAATCAATCGAGCAGAGGACATCCTACCTTGGCCAGACACGCCCACCACATCGCAGCCGTCCTGATAATCCTGATCCTCCTTTCCTCCTGCACGAGCAGCCAGATCGTTTCCAATCTGGAGATCGCGCTCGATGCCATCAGCGCGGGTCTGCCGATCCTGGCCACTGTGTCTAGCGTCCCGGCCGATGTCGTCACCTCGGCAGAAACCTACCTGACGGCGGCCAACTCCGCGCTCGGGCAGGCATCCACGATCCTGGCGGGCGGTGGGACGGATGCCGAAAAGTCGGCGCTGATTATCGCGGCGTTCGCCGGCATCGCGGCCCCAGCCATCCCCGCACAGTACCAAGCCATCGCGCAGCTCGTGAGCGTGGTCGCGGCCGACGTGGCCAAGTTCCTGGCCGGGCTGCCGTCGGCGCAGGGCGCGGCCAACGCGGCCAAGTACGGCGACCCAACCACCAAGTGGTCAGATCGCGACCGGGCGCGCCTGGCGCACGCGCTGAGCGTGGCCAACGCAAACTCCGTCGCCCTTGCCAAACTGCGCGGCAAGTAGTACCATCGTCAAAATCCTGAATCGCAAAGCCGTTTGTCACTCCGGGGGAGGGGCGAGCGGCTTTCGTGTTTTCATGGAGTTATGAGTTGCCGTGTTCTGATTTCAGAACATTTTCAGGAATTTTCCTACCGCTCGATTGATCTCCTGCATACTGTGTTTGTCAGCCACCAACTGACAGGAGAAAAAAGAGATGGCTTGGTACACAATCAATTACGTTTGCGGGCACACTGGCAGCGAGCAACTGTACGGAAAAACATCAGATCGCCAATCGCGCATCGCATGGGCCGAACGCAACAAAATGTGCCCGGACTGCTATCAAAAAGAGCGCGACCGCGAGCGCCTGGAGGCCACCGCGAAGGCCATGGAGGCGAACGCCGACCTTCCGGCGCTCAAGGGGTCCATTGCTCAAGTCGCATGGGCTGAGCGCATCAGGGCCACCGCCAAAGGCTGCATCGAGCTCGCCGTTGGCGGCTACAAAGGGCAAGTCCCCACTGAGCAGGAGATGATCGATCAAGCGCTCACAATGCTCAAGCGCGACGATGCCAAATACTGGATCGATTACCGGGACGAGTTGACAACAGTTTCCGGGTGCCTAGCGAGGATGGCCCGCAAGATCGCAGAGCGCCGCGCCCGCGAAGAAGGAAAAGCAGTTCTTGGGCTCCGCTGATTGCCTCGGCAACTCAGCCCTCCGTGATCAGCGGAGCGTCCGGGGTGGTACTCGGGACGGGCTACGCAACGCCCGATAAAATCATAGGAGATTCACATGGCACTACTAGACGTTTCCATCCACACCGTGCATTCGTACGGTCCCGATCAATTTCCGATCACTATCGAGGCCGTCGAGGCACACAGCGGCATGCCGGCTTACTACCGCATCGATCTGGCGGGCGTGCGCGTGGTCATCACCGACGCGCACCGGCGGCAGATTCTCGACTGCCTAGCGAGCGCGCCACCGCTGCCGAAGTCCGACGCGCAGATCGATGCCGAGCGCGAGGACAGCGCGTACGCGATCGGACAGGGCGATTGCGAGGTGTTGCGTGGATAAGTGCCATCACGTAGGGAAAATGACAGCTACAGGGCAATTCTGCATGAAGTGCGGAGCCAAACTGGCGAAGGCCAACAGTTGCCCGTGGAAAGATGGTGCTTTCGTCACTTCCAACGGGCACGGCGCTATGCGGGCGTATGACGAGCAGCCTGCTGGCGTACGCATGTGCGGGAGGCAAACCAATGCCCAGTGACCTCGTGCGCAGCGCCCCAAGCACTGTCGCAAGTTGCGACGTGATCTCGCCACACGCGCCGACCCCCATGGAGATGATCGCCGCGATCGCGCGAGACCCGAGCATCCCGATTGAGCGGTTGCAAGCCGTCATGGGGCTACAGCGGCAAGTCCAGCTATGGAATGCCGAGACGGCCTTCAATCAGGCCATGCGAGACGCGCAAGCCGAGATGCGCCCGGTCGTGCGTGACGCCACAAACGAGTCCAACAAGAGCCGTTACGCACGTCTTGAGACGATCGACGAGTCGATTCGACCGATTTACACTCGGCACGGGTTCGCTCTCACATTTACTTCGCCGCGAACAGATGCCGGCGGAGTGACTGTGGAATGTGTAGCCCTCCACTCAGAGGGGCATTCCAAGACCTACACGTTAGCCGGCGGCCTCGACACCGCAGGCCCTGCTGGGAAGCCCAACAAAACGCCGATTCAAGGGCTCGGGTCATCTGTGTCGTATCTCAAGCGGTACCTCACGATGATGGTATTCAACATCCAGTTAATAAACGAGGACGACGACGGAAACAGCGCGGATCCGATCAGTGAGCAGCAAGCCTGGGGCATCCGCGACATGCTCGACACGCTGGCGATGGAACCCAAGCGCCTAGCGAAGTTCTGGGCGTGGGCTGAGGCCACGAGCCCAGAGAATATCCAGCGGCGCAACTACGACCGGATCCACGCGGAGCTGGCGAAGCAACTCAAGGCAGGTGGCAGGTGATAGATCGACTCAAACGCGAAATCCTCCTGACACTGCACGCCGAATTTTTACGGTGGGCTCAATATGTGATGCCTCCAGGCGACGAGCAGATCGAATTCGCACGCGCTATCTATCCATACTGCCGATGGCTTGTCGAGAGGACGCGCGATGAGGTAAAGGCGGCAGAGTTGGCGAAGGAGGGAAGATGATTTACGTGGTGTGCGTGAACCCAGAGAGCAACTATCACATGGCCTATAGGAATGGCGATGAGCGCGGCTGGGGATATTCCGTCAACGACGCTGTCGTTGACTTGCTGGTCAACGCGGGGGAAATTGAGATCGAGGAGATACAACTGCCATCAGTAAAGGAGCACAAGAGTGCCTGAGTACCATTTTGGTTTCGCGCAGGGTTCGGATGACTGGCTGGCCGCGCGCCTGGGAATTCCGACAGCATCGGAGTTTGACCGCATCGTCACGCCAAAAAAACTACAACTGGCCGAGACTGCCAGCGTGACCTACATGCACAAGCTGCTGGCCGAGTGGATGTATGGCGCGCCGCTCGAAGCGTTCGACGGCGGGTGGGTAAAGCGCGGCAAAGAGTTGGAACCCGAAGCGGCGCGGTATTACGAGATGGAAAAGGATGTAGAGACTCAAGCCGTCGGTTTCGTCACGCTGGATGACGGGACGGCCGGCGCTTCGCCAGATCGGCTGGTAGGCGACGTGGCGCTGGTAGAGTTTAAGTGTCCCGCGCTTGAAACGCACGTGGGCTACATGCTCGATCCGCAGTCCCTGCTCGTGGAATACCGGATCCAGCACCAGGGCCAACTCTGGGTGTGCAGCGACCGGGAGTACGTGGACATGGTTTCGTACTATCCGGGGTTCCCGGCGGTAATCGTGCGCACCTACCGCGACGAGTTAGTGCAGAGAGCACTCTCGACCCACGTGCCGGCTTTCGTCGCGACCATGCAATCGTGTCAGGTCGCGTTAGTCCAGCGTTACGGCGAGTTGCGGCGCGAGAGAACAACCGCCGAACAGCGCACCGCGGCGAGTCACGCGGCGTTCGCAGAATTCATGGAGTCGGGGATCGGGGGTGCGGTGTGAAGGCTATATCCGTCAGGCAGCCGTGGGCGTACTGTCTCTTCCACGGCAAACCAGTCGAGAATCGGGACTATGCTTCGCCCTGGTCGCGAGCGGTTGGAACGCGAATATGGGTTCATGCCTCTGCTGGCTGCACGAAGGTAGAGTATGAGGATGCTATAGACTGGATACGCCACGTAATCGGTGCCGATTTCATCGTGCCCGCTTTGGCCGATTTGCCGCGTGGAGCAATCATCGGTTCAGCCTTCCTGGAAGACATCACGACAAAATCTGATTCCCCGTGGTTCTGTGGCCCGTGGGGATTGATTTTGACTAAGCACACGGAGTGTGTTCCAGTCCCAGCCAAAGGAATGCTGGGACTGTGGGAGTACGTCGAAGGAAGATCGGGCCGTGTGTGAGGGCATGGGGGCGTTGATAAAGTAGCTTGTTCCGCTTTCGGAACATTTCACAGATTTTCCGCACAGGAGAGCCGGAAGGGAGCAAGGTTAACTTATGAAGCTCAGGCAGATGATAAGCGAGGTGGCGCGGGCCATGAAGGGCAAGCCCGAGCTGGCCGAGGCGCTCACGGACTTGGCTGACAACGGCTCGGGCGACGACATCTACAGTTTCCTCGGCGCCGTGCGGAAGCTGGCCAAATACGCAGAGGAGGTAAAAGCATGATCCCAGACCAAACGAGCAATGCGGGCCCCGACCGCGAAGACAAGCGGGACTGGCGAGATTGGCTGTACGAGGCTGAGGAGGCCTCCGCGCGGGCGCGGCGTGCCATGACCGCCACCACGGTGCCGGACGCCGCGGGCGAGTTTCGGAACGCCCTGCGATTGCGCCACATCAGCGAGGCCATGGAAGCCTTGCAGCAGGCTAAGGAGCTATTATGCCGATAGAGACTGTGGAGCAAATCGTCGAACGGACGGAGCCTGACCCGGTGTCGGATTTGGATCGCGTATTGACCGATCTGAAAATATGGATGCTCCGTACGTTAGAGCGCAAGGAGTACCGCGGCGAAAGGGATCGCTCTGGGCATCCGCACGGGTACACTGTGTGCACTTGCCCTGAGTGGGAGTTGCGCCAGAAACTAGATGTGATGCAAATGGCCAAGGATCTCGTCGTTGAGATCGGAAAGAGGCTCCCGTGCCGATGATAGACGACGCCGCCATGCGCGCGTGGTGTGATTACCACCCAGTTATTTTGGCCGAGCAAGAAGAGGCCTTCGTGGTCCGCGCGATGGCTGCGCAAGCGATCGATGATGGAGATTGCCTCGGCGAGATGTTGGCGGCCGGATGCAACAAGCACGAATGCCGTGCGGCGTTCAGCGACGGCAAGGTGGTCAACTAGTGGCACTAATTCACCATTACCAGAGCGCCTTCCCCTATCTGACGCTCTCTCATGTACACACGGACGCCTGTTGCGGAATCGATGAATTGACTGGCAAGCCATCATTCATTTGCAATTATGAATTCAACGCCTGCACAACCTGCATGGCAACAGGAGCAAGCAAAGAGGATATGGCGGTGTGCGTTGGTATTCGACGAGAGAACGCGCGGAAGTCCGGCAAGGATGAGCGGCGCTATAACGTGAGGGGGTGTTTCTGATGGCCGATCCAACCCCGCCACCGCTATCCGGCATCGCCCGCCGCAAGCGCAAAGACGCCGGTATCCCGCGCCGATCCACACTCGACGCCATGTACGACACGTTCGCCGATCTGACTCCAGCACAGCAGCGCGGCGTGCTGGAGATCCTCGGCGTGATCCACCGACAGGCCGCGCGCAGCGAACTTACCCAAAAAATCGAAGTCAAGGAGTAACATGCCGAAACTCATATTCCGCGCAGCACTCATCCGCTATGTGGACTTACGATACGACGAAAAGGCCAAAGCTAAGTACGTCAAGATCAACTTTACAGCCTCCTTCGGCGATCAAAGATATCCCGCTGGCGGCCGCTGTCACGATGGGCGGAACGCATCAGAAGCGCAAGCCCCGCGCTGGATCGGGCACGGTTAACTGAATTGGTCGAAGTGCCTGGGTTCGTGATTCGATCCGCTCCGCGCACCAAGAAAGGTCACGGCCGGATCATCACGATCCCCAACCGCAAGCCCGCGTGTCGCTGCTGCGGTCACAAGCCAGGGTTCCCGAAGTTGTTGCCGTCCGAAGCGTACGAGAAGTGGGAAGCCGACGCCATCCGCCAGTGCATGGCGATCAAACCGAAACTGATCGCGGCCGGCGTCGAGCTTCCCATCGTGCATCCCATCGGCATCGAGGCGGTATTCTACTTATCGCCGACCAAAGAGGGACTTATGCGCCTCGACTGCCCAGACTTATCAAACTTACTCGAAGCGGTAGGCGACATGTTACAGGAGGCTGGTATCATCAAGAATGATCGACAGATTTCCGACTGGGACGGCAGCCGTAGGTTACTAGGTGAACCACGCGTGGAGATCTACATTACGATACTGGAAACGATCCCCATACAGGAGAACTTACTTGCAACAACCGATTGAGCAGCGCATCTTAGACGAGCAGGGATACCTCGTGTTCCCGTCACCTTTCAGGATAGACATAGGCAGCCCGGTGCCGGTGGCACTTGCTTACACAGTAGATGGGCCGCGCTTCGCGGAGCCAGGTAGCGCTGTCGTTATTGCTGAGACGGATTGTGCGGAGTGGTTGGCGCAGCATGCCAGGTACGGCCCCCCGTACGAGGGCGAGCCGTATGAGGGAGTTGTGGCATACTATCGCGTGGTCGCTGAATGAGCAAGAGCAACTTACCCGACAGTCGCCTCAAGTGCCTATGTGGACTGTGTAACCTGTGCCGCAGTCGCAAGGCCCGGCGCAGGGTCGCGGAGGGAAAGCGCACTGGCGTGCCATACGTCGGCCCTCGCACGGGACCGCGGCGGGTGAAAGGCGATGGAGTGATCGAGCACGCGTTGAACAACCACGGCGGATGGGATGCGGTGATATCGCGGCAACGTCAGGAGGCTATGTTCGTCTGGCTGAACGAGCGTTTCGCGGCGCGGGTCGCGGGGGTGATCGGTGGGTAAGCCGCTGTGCATCGATCTCTTTTGCGGGCTCGGGGGTTGGTCGGAAGGCTTCCTCGCGGAAGGTTGGGACGTGGTGGGATTTGACATTGAGCGCCACGTGTACGGCGAACAGCACTACCCCGCGCAACTCGTAATCCAGGACGTGCTCACATTGAACGGTCGGCAATTCCGCAATGCCGATTGCATTGTAGCTTCCCCACCCTGCCAAGAGTACTCCTACATGGCGATGCCCTGGAGTCGAGCAAAGCAGATTGCGGCGGCGTTGAGGGGGCACGGCGCGTTTCCAGAAGAGTATGCAGGCTCGCGCACCATCCCTGAACTGACGGCCCTATTTGACGCCTGCTTTCGCATACAGCGGGAGGCGTGCGAAGCTGTCGGCCGCTACATCCCGATGGTAGTCGAGAATGTGAAGGGCGCCCAACCGTGGGTCGGTAGAGCGAACGCGAACTTCGGAAGCTTCTATTTCTGGGGCGACGTGGCCATGGTGGGTGGGCAGGTAGTCGCAGGGCGTCCGCAGTTCGGGCAGACGGTAAAGGCGGCGCGCCGAACGCGGAAACAGGCCGGCCGGAATTTCCACTTCCCCGAAAAGTACGGCATTCCCTCGCCAAGCTTCCACGGGGCCGAGCACGAAGAGAGCGTGGCGGCCGCCCTCCAGATCGCAGGCTCGAAGAATAGCGGGGGCTCCTGGTTCGATGTGGCGCACAACACGGAATCAGGCACGGGACAGAACCCCGTGAACGGCGCGAAAACGGAAGGCCACGCCAACATCAGAGACGGACACTCGCACACTCGCCACCTGACGAATCAGCGAGAATCGGACGCGCTGAAAGTTCCCGGTATCAGCTTCAGCGGATATGGAGAGCCGGGATACAAGCCGCAAGGGTTTAACGTGACAGCAGCGCAGCGGTACCGGGGAGAGAACGGCACCAAACAGGAAGGCAGCGGACCAGAGTGGTTCGATAACGGAATCGCCAAGCATTCCTCCCGTTCCGACTCCCGCAAGGCAGCAAGCGCCCAAATCGCGAAGATTCCCTTTCCTCTGGCGAGTTACATCGCGCGGGTTTTCAAGCCATGACGAACGCCGAGAAAGAGCGAACCTGCGCGCTGGCGAGAGAGGAAGACTCCGAGGCTAACTTATTCGCTATGTGCCTACTCATGCCAGAGAAGTTCGTCCGTAAGTGGATTAGAGAAAATTGGCCGGACGGATTTGATTTGACCGATGACCGTCAACTGAAGAATTTCGCCAAGGCTTTCGCGGTTTCCGATGGCGTAGCGGCATGGAGGCTGGCCGATCTAGGGATAATCGGGAGGCCCGTCAAGCGCCACGGTCATGGTGATCTGGAGTGAGCAACGCCGAAAAGGAAGCGATAATCAAGACCGCACGCGCGCTCGACCGCATCGCGATTCCGCTAATCTACGCCGGCGCCAGCCCGGCAGAGGCGTACCGCGCGGCGCTGAAATCCCTTGATGCCGCGGCGAGAGCGCGGTAAAATGGATGTGCGAGATATTTCGCTCGGGTAGCTCCTGAGCGCTGCACCGCTCGATGGGGGCGTTTTCCTTGTCCGCCGCCCATCGACGGTGTAAAATCCGCAGAAAGACAAAGGACAATGACTAACTCAACGCCAGTTAGGCCCCCTCTTATCGCCTCACTAACAACGGCTCCCAAGCCAACACCAGCACCAATCACAACCAAAACGCCTGAACCTGCGGCAGAAAAGCCGACTTATTCGGACCCGGACAGGCACGAGCCGGACCGTCATCTCTGGAATGACGCCAAGCACTCAAGGAGAACCACCAGGTTTACTCTCTTGACGGGGCAGGAGATTGACGGGGTGGTCTACGAATTCGGACGATTCTCCATCGCCGTCGAGACCGCCCTCGGTCGGCGAGTTGTGATCTTCAAGCACGCACTGATGAGCGCCGAAATGGTGTAGGATTCCACGATGGAATGGTTCCGTTGCTACACTCGCACCCTGGACTCAGCGAAGGTCCAGGGATTACCTTTGGAGCTTTTTAAGGGCTGGTTCAACCTCTGCTGTCTGGCGCGAGTCCACGACGGCCCCTTGCCGCCATTCAAAGAAATCGCCTTTCGCCTGCGCGTTAGTGAATCCAAAGCTCAGAACTTAGTGCTCTCCCTGGAATCCTGCAATCTCATAGATAGGAACGAAGATGGAACGTTTTATATGCACGACTGGAACGAACACCAACGCGTTTCAGATGACGTTGCGCAGCGTGTCGCGAAACACCGCGAGAAACGAAGAGGTAACGTTACTGAAACGCCCTCAGAGCAGAGAGAGCAGAAACAGAGCAGAGCAGACACAGAAACCGGCGCTGTCGCGCCGACTGTGCGCGTGCGCGCCGACCGCTTCGCGGAGTTCATTGCTCCGTGGCCGCGCGTTGCAAAGCCCGATCAAGCCGCGCGCATGTGGCTCTCGGTAATCGACACCCCGGCGGATGAGGATCTCGCATTTCTCGCGCGCGACAGATACCTGGCTAGCGATGAGGTTGCGCGTGGAGTGGTCGGCGACCCGGCGAAGTGGTTGCAGGACCAGAAGTCCGCGAAGTGGGGCGGTAAGTGGCCTGCAGCGGTAGCGAGAGCACCGAACGGCAAAGCGAGCACAGGCGACCGCGTGCTGGCGAAAATGGTGCAACGGATTGCGAACGGAGAAAAACCCCTATGAATCCGAAACGTGTGCTCGATTTACTCGGGAGATTGGCGATGCTCAAATACTTCCCGGCGAACAATGAAGCCGTGCTCGAAGGTTTGCTCGATCTCGTAAGCGAGATGTGCAGCAACGAGGTGCAAGTGGAATGGCTGGTCAAGCGCATGATCAGCGGGCTGTACGCTGAGTGGCCGGGACCGCAAGAGATGCGCGCCGTGTTGTGTTCGCGATTTCGGCCGAAGGATGGCATAAACGCATACTCGACCGTCTACCTAGACGGGATCCCGGCGAGTAGAGAAGCAATTCTCGCCATCGGCCCGGGCGACCAAAAGTTACTGCCTCTGCCTGAAGGAAAAGTCGCGAGTGCCGATGAAAGAATCGAAGCTGGCGTTCACATCTTGGCCAAAGCAAACAAGCTCATGAACAACTTGGGCGGTCCCGCAACTCCTGAGGAGATTCGCACGGCGCCGCGTTGGTTGCGCCAACTGGAGGGCTACGAATGAGAACCACCGAAACCTACGAGACGTTCTGCCGGCGATGTCTGGCGCGTTTCGAGCGCCGGACGCTGGCCGAATCGCTCAAGGCGACCGAGGAGCATGAGCGCGAGTGCGGGAAAGCGAAGGTTGGCGAATGACGCGCGCCGAGTATGTCGCGCTGCACGGCTGCGAACCGCATGACGAGGGCTACTGGGGCCCCGGCGGCGTTGACGTTGCCGGCCGGTGGGGCAACAAGGTCCACATGCAGCGCGGCTGCGATTACCACGTGTCTGGGGTCGACCACGGAGGCCCGGGCCAAGTGCGGAAGATCTCGCAGGGACGGAAATCGTATCGCGGATACTCCAGCGGATCGGACGGAAAATTATGATCGTGACTGACCCAGTGCCGCGAGAGCCGCGGCGGTCTGAGATTATTCACGGTTTGATCACTCTCCGTAAGTCCGGCGAACTGCAGGGAGTGTGGGTAGACTCTGACGTAATCCGCGTTCGCGAGTCTGGGCTGTTTACCGGGGCGCCGTCAAGGTTGACGTGGAAACGAGCGGCTGAGATGATCGAGCGCGCCGCGATCGCCGCGGCAGAGCGCCAAGCGAGGGAGCGCGCGTGAAGCCGTATTTCGAGCAAGATGGAATCACGATCTATCACGGCGACTGTCGGGAGATCCTACCAACACTGTCTGTCAAGGCCATCGTCTCCGACCCGCCGTACGGAATGGCTTACGTGCCTCTCCGTGGGTCGGACGGCTCGAAGCGTTGGAGCGATCGGCTAACGCGCCGGGTCCAGGGAGATGAGAAGGCGTTTGACCCCGCACACTTGCTGGGCGATTGGCCGTGTATTCTGTGGGGCGCGCACTGGTATGCGGACAAGCTTCCGGCTTCGGGCGGTTGGCTCGTGTGGAACAAGATTCCGAACGGGCGCAAGGAAGGGTTTTTCGCTTCCGATTGCGACATGGCTTGGACAAACGTTCGTCAATCGACCCGCATGTTTGAGTTGCAATGGGGCGGCGAGGCGCGAGGCGGCGAGATGTTCTACCACCCGACTCAGAAGCCCGTTTCGTTGATGAGTTTCTCAATCCAGCAACTCGGCAAAGTTGGGTCGATTGTTGATCCCTATTGCGGCTGCGGTCCCACACTGGCCGCTGCGCGCATGTGGAATATTCCGGCCATCGGAATCGAGATCGAGGAGCGCTACTGCGAGATCGCCGCGAATCGGCTGCGTCAGGGTGTGCTCTTCGCAAATGACGCGGTTTGCGGTAGGATGGGCGCAGAGTAAACCCTTTGCCACCAACAATCATTGACAGTAGTAGGCACCAAAAGCGATTCCTCGCCGCATTTAGCGCGTGTGCCTCGGTCATCCAGGCGGCGCGATGGGCGAAGATCAACCGCCAGTGCCACTACAACTGGCTGAGAGAAGATCCGACCTACCCACAGCGCTTCAAGGACGCCACGGAAGCGGCGTCCCGAACGCTGGAGGATGAAGCCGTACGGCGCGCCCACGAGGGCCTTAGAAAGCCTGTACGCTACAAAGGCAAGATAGTCGGATATGAGACCGAATTCAGCGACTCACTGCTGATCGAGGTACTGCGGGCCAACAGCGCAAAGTTCCGGCCTGCCCAGCGGATTCAGCACGAAGGTGCTTCCGAAGGCGGCGCGCCAGTAAAGATCATTGTCGAGTATGAAGACCGTCCAGCTAAGGCTACCGCGACCACACCCCGCGCAGAGTGAAGTGCTGGCCAACCGCCGGCGCTTCAACGCGCTCTGTTGCGGGCGCCGGTGGGGCAAGACCACCATCGCTATGGAGGTGATCGTCAGACTGCTGCTGGAGGGCAAGCCTGCGGCCTGGTTCGCTCCAACCTACCGCCTGCTGAAAGATGCCTGGGCACAGATCAAGCAAACCCTGGAGCCCGTCACAGAGCGCAGCCTAGAGGCCGAGCGGCTCGAGGTGATCGGCGGTGGATCGCTGGAATGCTGGTCGCTCGACAAGCCCGACGCCGGACGCGGCCGCGCGTATGCCGGCATCATCATCGATGAGGCTGCTATCGTGCCGAACTTCGAGGCCGCTTGGGAGCAATCCGTTCGCGCGCAGCTTTCCGACTATCGCGGCGAAGCGTGGTTTCTCAGCACGCCGAAAGGAACCGCGAGTTACTTCCACACACTCTACCAGAGAGGCCAAGCGCACGAACCGGGATGGGCGAGTTGGCAGATGCCGACGGCAACAAATCCGTTTATCGATGCGCAAGAGATTGCGGACGCCCAGGCGGATCTGACGGATCTGGCGTTCGCTCAAGAGTACCTCGCGCAATTCGTAGTCTGGGCCGGCGCCGTCTTCCGTCGCATCACCGATTGCGTTGGCGAAATCTCGCGCGCACCGGCGGCGATGATCGGCGTCGATTGGGGGCGCACGGGAGATTACACGGTGTTCGTCGCGCTGGGTCCGACTGGACAGGTGGTGGACATCGATCGATTCCGCGGCATCGAGTACGGAGCGCAGCGCGCGCGGCTGATCGAATTCTGGAAGCGCAACGGCGCCCGCTGTTGGATCGTGGCCGAAACCAACTCGATGGGTGGTCCCGTGGTGGAGCAACTCCAGGCGGATCGATTGCCAGTAGCCGGATTTCTGACCACCGGCCCGAGCAAGGCATCGATCATTCAGGGCCTAGCCCTGGCTTTCGAGCGCGGCACGATCCGCATTCCGAATGACCCGGTTCTGATCGGCGAGCTTCAGGCATTCGAGGGCACGCGGTCGCCATCCGGCAATATGCGATACAGCGCGCCGGCTGGCTTGCACGATGACACTGTGATGGCTCTGGCGATTGCCTGGCAGGCGCTCACTGGTCCGCGAGAGGAGACGCGCTATATTGATCCGCGATCCGGCGCGATGAGCGCCGCACCTCAACGCTACACCATCAGCCCGATCTAACGGCACGAAGCACAGCTAGCTGGTCGCGTCGGCGGTGTGCGCCGGAGAAGAACACAAGAGTATTAAATCTCCAAGGTTGATGCGCGCGAACCCGCGATTATATCGGCGTGCTGGCGCGACCGTCAAATCACAAAAACTTATAGCCATATAACGGGTGGTACTTTTCCAGAGATGTGGCCATTGCAATCTTGTGAGTGTTTAGGGCATTATTGGACTCATGAAATTACTGAGCGTCATGATTTCCGACGACGCGTACATGGCGGCCAAGGTGGCGACAGCCAAATCAGGCCTGTTGTTGCGGCTGTGGGTGGAGCGCGCCGTCGAGACGCAAGCTGGCGTTGAGGAGCATGACCGCAAGCACGTCGAGCGAAAGGCGGCGAAGTGATGCCGTTCGCATTCTACTGCGCGCTGTTCGCCTTCCTGGTCGCCACGCTGATCGTGCCCGCCGGCGCGCAGATGATCGGGCGACTGATCGAGATGGCCGGCCAGGCGCTGCAACTGCACGGCGAGGGATTGCAGGACGCGTACGCGATCTACCGCGAGAGGTGGAAGGCGCGATGAGTGTAACCCACCAAGATTTATCTGGACGCATGTTCGGGGCGTGGCTGGTATTAGAGCGAATCCCCAGAAAAGGCAGAGAAGCTGCGTGCCGCTGTGCATGTGTGTGTGGCGCGATAAGATTGATTGCTGGGGGCTCTCTCAAGAATGGACACTCATCTAGCTGTGGGTGTGTTTCTAGGGCCTTTCATAGCATCCTTAAACGTCGCCACGGAATGTCCGATACTCGCTTGTATCACGTTTGGGGATCAATGGTGCAGCGATGCAGAAATCCAAAATCTGGCGGGTATCAGCACTATGGAGGCCGCGGAATCAAGGTCTGTGAGCGGTGGCTCTTGTTCGATAACTTCCTCGAAGACATGGCTCCACGACCGGATGGGATGACGCTGGAGCGAATCGATAATGACGGGCCGTACTCGCCGGATAATTGCCGATGGGCCACTCGCAAAGAGCAGCGCGCCAACCAAAGGCCAGTGGATCGCGCGCTCAGAAGCGCCTCCATGAAAGCGGTGTGGGCAAGGATGAGAGGTGCCAGTGCATCCTAAGGTATCGGTCGTAATGCTGTTATCATCGGGCCGCGATGCGATGCAAGTTAGGGCAAGAAACTCCATACAGGCGCAGACTTACCCCAATCTGGAACTTGTCGCGTTGGACACCGCGCCGTACGTTGGTCACACAATCGGCTACATCCGTAATGTTGCGAACGCATACGCCACTGGAGAAATGATCGCGCATGCTGATGACGATGACATTAGTCATCCTCGCAGAATTGAAGAGCAGGCTGCACTTTTGCTCGCGTCCGGCAAACAGTGCGTCGGCTACCGCGAGCTGCTTTTCTGGGACACGCGCAACAAGTTCCCCAAGTCCACCATCGGCGGAATGCCAGCGAATGAAGCGTGGCTCTACCGCAACCACCAGGCGAACTGGGCCGCGGGAGCGAGCCTGCTCTACAGGCGAGAGCTCTGGGAAAGGCAGCCATTCGACGACGCGCCGCACGAGGACATGCGGTGGATGCGCACGCCGCTGGTGAGTCGCGAGTGTCTGAGCGTCGGCACGCACATTCCCCTGCTGGCAGGCAGCGAATTCGGAAGGGAGCCCGATCCGCACCCGAGGCCAGCAGAACCCCGCATAGTGTGCGGTATCCACGCTAGCAACACCGAGGGCTACGACCGCGCGGTGATGCTGCGCAACCCGGACGTGTGGCGACGGGCACCCGAGTTTGACGCGTACTGTGAAAGGGCGATGAGACTGTGACAGTTAGCCAACTAATAGCGGAGTTAGAAAGGCTTGAGGGAAGCGCGGAGGCTGTTGTCTGGCATCAAAGCGGGGATTGTGTGCCGCTGACCAGCGTGCGCTATCGCTTTGACGACCGGGAGCAGGTGGTGTTGGAATGCGATTGAATCTTGGCTGTTCGACGGATCTGCGCGGCGGCGATTGGGTCAACGTTGATCTCGTTGCGCCGACACAGAGCACTTCCAGAGTCCCCATCGCTACCGCCAAGTTCGAGCGCGCCGACCTCGCGCTACCGTGGCCGTGGGAAGACTCCAGCGTTGAGGAGATCTACGCTGCGGATATCTTCGAGCACATTTCAGATTGCGTGCACGTGATGCCACAGGAGTGCGCACGGTGTATTCCAAAGGGCGCTTACCCGTACGGGTCTGGCAGGAAAGAGCGTCACTGGTCTGGCCGAATCCACGTAATGAACGAGGCGCACCGCGTGCTCAAGCTTGGCGGCATCCTGACAATGGAGTGCCCCGACGCGGCGAAGGGAGCGGGGCACTTCCAAGACCCGACACATGTGACGCCGTGGACGCCGAACGCGCTCCAGTATTACACCGACGGCTCGCCGGCACACAAGCGGTTCGCCGAGGCGTACGGCATCACGGCACGGTTCAAGATGCTCGGAGTGACGGAGCGTATGTATACCGAGTTCGCTGGCAACTCGCGATCTCGTTATGTGGTGTGCGATGTTTGGAAATTCACGGCTGTCCTGGAGGCGGTGAAATCGTGATCACGTATTCGATCGATAAGTCTCTGCCTGTGATCCACCCTGATAAATGCTGCGTGGAGTGCGTTCACATGGCGATAAGCGTAGCCATCCCTGGTTACTCAGAATCCACTCCCGGCGAAAACTTCTCGATGGAGTGCGCAAAGGATGTCTGGGATTACTGGCACGGCGCAACAGAAGACGAATACCGCGACTGCGTGCTATCAGCGAAGCGGTGTGTTCTTTTCGAAGAGAGGGGAGCAAAGTAACATGATCTACATTATCGGTTTCGTGATTGTCTT